TTGAAGCTATGCTTCCTTATTTTGAGCAACAATCAGGTTTAAAGCTTTATCCAACTTATTCTTATGCTCGCCTTTATAATCAGCAAGGTGAGGAATTAAAAAATCATCGAGATAGACCAGCTTGCGAAATATCAGCCACGATTACATTAGGTTTTGAAGGTGATGTATGGCCTATTTATATGGGCGATGATGAAGATAAAACAGTTAATGTAAATAGGATAGATATGAAAGTAGGCGATGCCGTTATGTATCGTGGTTGCGATAAATGGCATTGGCGAGAATCTTATGTTGAAGGTAAATGGCAAGCTCAAGTATTCTTACATTATGTGGATCAAAATGGCCCTTATGCTGAATGGAAATATGATAAGCGTGAATCATTAGGATTAAGCAAAACTATTCAAAATCAATCTTTTGATGATTGTTATAAAGTAGATGGTGCAATTTCTGAAAGCTTTTGTAAAAGAATTATTGCTGAATATGCAAAACCTGAAGTAGAAAAAGAACTTCCTTTTATTGGTGAAGGTAGTGATTTAGATAAAAATATTAATTTAGATATTCGTAATGTTCAGCGATTACAAATGCCTTTATTTGCAGGCATAGGCGCTACATTAACGGCAATTGGTTTACAAGTTAATCATCAAATATGGCAATATCATATTACGCATTCAAATCAATCAGAATTTTTAATGTATGATATACATGGTAAATATGAAACTCATGTTGATACATTTCATGCTAGATCAAATGAAACTAGAAAATTAACTGTATTAGCATTTTTAAATGATGACTTTGAGGGTGGTAAATTTTATATACAAAATAGCCATGAAAGAATGTATCCTCAACAAACACCTGGCACAGTTTTAGTATTTCCATCATTTATGCCACATGGCGTTGAACCTGTAACAAAAGGGGTAAGATATTCAGTTGTTACATGGATGGTAGGTGATTATTTTAAATAGTTATGGTAAAATAAACCATTAATAAGATAAGACCATCCGCGCTCTGTAAGCATATAGGCGCGTTAATTACCTAGTGAGGAAAACATGGCTATCTTTAATAAAAATACTCTTGCCCAAGTTTCAGGCTTTGACAATCCAATTATTGCTGGTGAGTTAGTTTATAATCAACAAACTTATTGGAATCTTGTATTTACTTCTAATGACGCACCTGTCGATTTAACAGGCGCTACTATTTCAGCATCTATTATCCGCAGACAATTATCTAATATTCGCGATAGTCGCTATGGTCTTACTTTTGATATTGCAGACTACAGTCCGCCGCCGTCAGCCGTTCCTCTTACTATTACTAATCGAGATGATGCCGCAGGCACATTTACTTTAGTGATTGATGAAGGATCATGGGGTGTAATAGCATCCGATCCTCAACTAGATATTAATGCTGAAAATTGTGTAGGCTTTAGTGGCCGCATTAAAATTTCATTCCCTGCCGTTGGATCAACTCCCGCGCAAGATTCAATCATATTCTTATTATTCTTGGTTCGTTCAGATGGCGTAATAAACTAATATGGCTACATTATCAATCACTCCAGCACCATCGAATGAGGTAGCCGTATCCGTCAATTCAACTGATGTAACTCTATCTCAAGGCACTACTCTTAATGTTGAAGTAACGCCAACATCCGCAACAACTGTAGTAGTTGATCGCGGTGTTATGGGCGCTTCAGGTTTATCGGGCTATTCAGGCTACAGCGGTTATAGTGGTTTTAGTGGCGTTGGCATAAGCGGCGCTAGCGGTGAAAGTGGTTATTCAGGATGGTCAGGTATTAGCGGCTTTTCAGGTGAAAGTGGCCTATCAGGTTATTCAGGTATATCAGGTTTTTCAGGTGAGCAAGGTCAGTCAGGGTTTTCAGGTTATTCAGGCGATAGTGGTTTTAGCGGCGATAGCGGCCAATCAGGTTTCAGCGGATTTTCAGGTATATCAGGCTGGAGCGGTATAAGTGGTTATTCGGGTGATAGTGGTATCAGCGGTTATTCAGGTGATAGCGGTATAAGCGGATGGTCAGGTGATTCAGGAATTAGTGGTTTCAGCGGTGCTAGTGGCATTAGCGGTTTCAGCGGTGAATCAGGTTATAGTGGATATAGCGGATCAGGTATATCAGGCTATTCAGGTTTCAGCGGTGAATCAGGTGCTAGCGGTATTAGCGGTTTCAGCGGATTTTCAGGCATCAATGGTTTAAGTGGCTATTCAGGTCAAAATGGCGCGTCAGGTTATAGTGGCGAATCAGGTTACAGCGGCGCGGTAGGTGCGTCAGGCATAAGTGGTTACAGCGGTTATTCAGGTGAAGCAGGCCCACAAGGTATCAGCGGTTTTAGTGGTTATAGTGGTTTTTCAGGTGAATCAGGCGCTAGTGGCATCAATGGATTGAGCGGTTATTCAGGCCAAGATGGTCAATCAGGTTATTCAGGTTACAGCGGATTTAGCGGTGAAGTAGGTTTGTCAGGTTTAAGTGGCTTCAGCGGATTTAGCGGCGAATCAGGATTTAGTGGCTTTAGTGGCGCTCAAGGTCAGTCAGGATTTTCAGGCTTTTCAGGCTTTAGTGGCACGCCTGGATCATCATCAAGTTTTTTTGAATATAATGCAAATACAACATCAACTTCAGGTTATCCAGGCAATGGTTATTTATCTTGGAATAACGGAACTCAAATAAGTGCTACAGCAATTTTTGTTTCACATCTTGATCAAAGTAATAATGATGTTGATATTTATTTAGCTTTATTAAAAGTTACCGAACAATTTGTTATTCAAGATAGAACTTCAAGTGCTAATTCTCAAACTTGGGAAATTAATGGAACGCCTATTCATTATAATCCAGGCACATCCACATCTTATTGGGAATATCCTGTAACTTTAATTTCAAGTGCAGGCATAGGCACTTCAGGTTTTTCTAATAACCATGATTTAATATTTGCACTTGTCAATGGTGTGTCAGGCTTCAGCGGCTACAGCGGTTTTAGCGGATATAGTGGCTTTAGCGGTGAATCAGGCTACAGCGGTATATCAGGTTATAGTGGCGCTCAAGGTGTGCAAGGTTTAAGTGGCTACAGCGGTTATAGCGGATACAGCGGCGAGCAAGGTTTAAGTGGATTTAGTGGCCTTAATGGCGCGTCAGGTATATCGGGCTTCAGCGGTGCTAATGGTGCTAGCGGATTTAGTGGTTACAGCGGTGAATCAGGATTTAGTGGTTTTAGCGGTTATAGTGGTGCTGTAGGCGCACAAGGTTTGTCAGGCTATTCAGGTTATTCAGGATATTCAGGCGAGCAAGGTTTATCAGGCTTTAGTGGTATTAATGGCGCTAGTGGAATCAGCGGCTTTAGTGGAACTAATGGTGCGTCAGGAATTAGCGGATTCAGCGGTTATAGTGGCCAACAAGGCGTTAGCGGTTTGTCAGGCTTTAGTGGTTACAGCGGTCAAAATGGCGCTAGTGGTTTATCAGGCTTTAGTGGTGCAAGCGGCATATCAGGCTTTTCAGGATTAGGTTATGCAGGATTAACTTCTACAAGTTCAGTTGCAATTGGCACAGGATCAAAAGCATTTACTGTTAATCAAACTCAAGGCACTAATGCTTATAGCGTTGGAAATAGAGTAAGAGTATTTTCTACCGCAACGCCAACTAATTTTATGGAAGGTATAATTACTGCTTATACAACTACAAGCTTAACAGTTAATGTTGATTTAATAGGTGGATCAGGCACTATTGCATCATGGGGAATTGATATTGCTGGACAATCAGGCATATCAGGGTTTAGTGGTATAAGCGGATTTAGTGGAGCGCAAGGTGTAAGCGGTCTATCAGGCTTCAGCGGTGCTACTGGTGCAAGTGGTTTATCAGGCTTTAGTGGTTTTTCAGGCTATTCAGGTAGTGGCATAAGTGGCTTTTCAGGATTTTCAGGTTATAGTGGTGCAGGTGGCGGATCATTAAGATATGATGAATTTAATGCAACTGCTTCACAAACAACATTTACAACATCAGCAACTTATACTTCAGGAAAAATACAAGTATCAGTAAATGGTGTTATTATGGATAATGGAACTGATGTAACAGTAACAAGTGGCACTCAAGTTGTTTTTGCTACAGGTTTAACTTTAAATGATAGGGTATTTTTGATATATCCAGCATAAAGGATTAATATGGACAAGATAACACAAGACGCTTTGGCATACTTTAAAAAGCATGATCCAAATCATTATAGATTTTTACTTACAAATAATTATGAGCGAGCGGTTTTTCTAAAAGGCGATCCCGTCTATCCTAGAGAAGCCACTCGTTATCTTTGGGCTAACCGCAATCTATTAGGAAAGAATATTCTTGAAATAGGTTGCTCTACAGGTTACGGCTCTCAATTCCTTCCTAATGACATAAATTATATGGGATTAGATTACGATCCTATTATTATTGGTGTTGCACGCGAACAGGAATGGGGCTTAAACGCATCTTTTACTAACGCTGATATAAATACCTATCCTTTAGCACAATATGACACCATAATCGCTTTTGAGCTTATTGAGCATATTGATAATGGCCTTGAAATAGCACAAAAACTTAAACAACATTGTAGACGACTTTTATTAACCACTCCACATAATGAGCCAGTAGGATTTTGGGGCGAACATCATAAGCTTCATGGCTTAAACGAATCACATTTTCCCGACTTTCAATATAACTATATTAATGAACATGGCTACATTTCAGAAACTTTACCCGAAGTTAATGACAAAAATAAATTTAATCTTATGATTATGAGGTGGGATCGTGGATAAAGTTCTTTGCTCTGTAGCTACTCGCGGGCGTTACCAAACTACTTTACCTTTAACGCTTAACGCTATAATTAATCAGACAAAAAAGGTAGATAAGTTAGTCATTTTTGATGACAATGATGATCCACAAGATATGAGAAAAGAGCTAATTTATAGTTACTTTTTTCAAATGCTTACTATTAAAGGCATCGCTTGGGAATGGGTTTATGCTGGTAAACAAGGCCAACATTATATTCATCAAATGGCAAATCACATGGGCTATGATTGGGTATGGCGCGTTGATGATGATGCAATACCCGAACCTAATGTTTTACAAAATCTTTTTAATTACACTCATAAAAATGTAGGCGCAATAGGTGGCGCAATATTAACACCGCCATTGCAATTTCAAGATGAAAAGCCTACAGGCAAAATAGAATTAATTAATAGAGAACCTAACATTCAATGGTCATTTATTAACAAAGTAAAAGAAGTAGAACATTTACATTGCTCTTTTCTTTATCGTGCTGGTGTCCATGATTATCATTTAGGACTTTCAAGAGTAGCACATCGAGAGGAAACATTATTTACTTATGGACTGTTTAAAAAAGGATATAAAATTCTTGCAGTTCCTAATGCTAATACTTGGCATTTAAAAAATCCTAATGGTGGTATTCGATCCGAAACAAATCAACAACTTTATAATCAAGATGAAACTGTATTTAATAATTTAATTAATTATAGCGACAAAACAATTGTAATCTTAATTGGCGGCATGGGTGATCATATTGTATTTACTCATGTATTGCCTGAAATTAAAAACCCTGAAATATTTACTTGCTTTCCTGAAATAGTGCCAGGCAAATCAATTGCTGAAGCGCATGCTTTATTTGGAAATTTAGATCAATGGAATGTTTATATTAGAATGCATCAATGGAAATGGAAAGGTAGTTTAGAAGATGCTTATAGAAAGATGTATGTATGATTATTATTAGCCCATACTCTAAAAAATTAATGAGCGGTAAAAACAATCCTAAAAATTATCCTTACTGGAAGGAACTTATTAGACTAA